CCGAAGCCTCAATCGCTTTTCAGCTCCACCGGCGATGAAGATGCTCCATTTTGAAGCGGCGGCAACCTTATCCCGGCATATAAAGGTCAACAAAGATGTTGGCCTTTAATTTTTTCTCCTTTTTGCAGTTGACTGCAAAAGGCGGCGTTCACGGATTGACAGCGTTGACGGCATAGCACTCCTTGTTAATCAACGCCTTAATCCATAACGGCACGGTTGACAATCGTTGACAACGGTAGCCATTTCCGAAAATCCGCAGATTTTCATAGCCAACGGTTGACACTTCCTTGCCACTTATATTCATTACTCTTTTTTATTTCAAAAAGAGATAAGTATTTGTATATAAGCGGCCTTTACAGCCTGTTTCCCTGCGGCTCGCCGCCGTGTCAACAGTGTCAACGCTGTCACCCCCGGGGGTATATGCCATCTCCATTTCCTTTTGTTGCCCTTGACTGCCCGAATGGCTCGCAACGGTTCGCCGCCTAAGTACCGCATTATCCCTCCAAATCCCTGATTATCACTCTTTAAGCAAGCCGCAAATCATTGCCTACTTGCTTGAATTTGAGTAACTTTGCATATATAAATACACCATTTCTCTATGCTCCTTTACATCGAACTCGAAGACTATCTCGCGCAATGGTTCCGACACGAACAGGGCGGCACCGACCCGGTACGGCTTACCCGTGGGTCGATTGAGTCGGGGCTGCTCGAACAATTCTTGCAGACTCCGCCGCCGGACTATGTGCCGGACTTCGGGGGCGACGGCAAGCTCGCTATCGAGCTGCCGAATTTCCGCAACAAGGACACACGGAGCTATTACTACCTCCCCCCGAAAGCGCGTGATGCCCTCGTCGCTTGCATACGCAACCGCTTCGACATTTCGATGTGGCAGTCGCTCCACCGTTTCGCATCGGTGTTCCAACGGCAGGATCACCTCATTTATGCCTTTATGGAGAAGCACGGCATTGAGCTGACCGAGAAGAACTGGAACGCCATTGCCAAACGCTACCAACGCAAGCGCGACATATACCGACGCATCGACCGGCGCAAGAAAAGTTCACAAAAATAATCCCGAGTTCAGGGGTATAAAATCGGAAATGTCCGTTTTGTCCTCCCCACAGCATAATTCAGTATGAAAACCTCCCGACAAATACTTCCCGGCGTCAAGGCCATACATTGGCTTGACTGCCGCCACCTGCCGCGCAGGGTTGACCTGCACGGCATCTGCCGTATGCCGGTGCCGGTGCTGACCGCACTTTCGGCTGTCGGAGTTTTCGATGATGCGCAGTGCAGTTGCGTGACCGAGAGAGAGGGCGGCTCTTTCCAAGACACCGCCACCTTGAAATTCCTTACACACGAACTGCTCCCTATCCACCTCAAACTCGGTTTTGCCGTTACCGATGTCAACGGCAGGTGCTGGCTCATCGGCTCGAAAGAGCCGCCTTTCCCAAAGGTAAAGGTGGAGCACCGATGCGGTCTGCCCGACGGCGACGGCGCGGGATTTTTCTATGAAATCTCCCACGTCGCCCTCAAATCACTTGTCGAGTGTCATATCTCGGCTGACTGACAAAGATATTCCCAATCCCAACCACAGGCTAATTGCGACCGCGAGGCCGCAGGTCATATTCAGATTTTGAAGTTAGAGAAATCCGCTTGCGCGTGAGGCGTAGGCGGATTTTGTTTTTTCAGCGGTAGAAAGAGCCGCCCCTTGCGGAGCAACCCGAGGGAGTGAGGGAGGGGTCAGCCCCGACGGAAAACGGGTGCGCCCTGCATAGAAAGTCGTAGTGAACAGCGCGGCTTCATTGCCGAAGCGGCGAAATCGCCTGTTGTTCGGAGTAGCAATCCACGGTGATGCGCCGGGTGCCTGGCCCATACTCCGCAGTAGGCCGCTGCGCGGTCGCCGGAACATCGTGCAACTCATTTTCAGCGGTGACTGCCCCGGAGGTGTGTTTCTCTATTCTGCGGTTGGCCGGTCTGCCTCGGAATGAACCCCGGAGTACATAGGTATGCGGTAGAGCAATCGCAGTGCCGTGCAGCTTGCGGTATGGCTGCCTCGCCGGTGGCAGCGCCTTGCAATTCGGTGTCGTAGTTGCCGACGTTACGGGTCTATCCACGACGGCACCGCCGCCGGTGTACTTGCTTTTCCGTCAGTGTCGACAATCCGGGATCACCGTGCGCTTTCCGTTGGCGGCATCTTCGGTCAGGCACGAAGTCCGGCAGGTTCGTGGCGGCATACCGCTCTGCGTGAGTCAAGCTCTCCTGTAACCGTATCTTGGCATTTTGAGGACACGATGATTGGTTGAGTTTTACGCCGCAAAGTTATTACCTCCCTGCGGAACGTCAAGGGTAAATACATCGGCTGAATTTTCTCCACGCCTACGGGTAGTAAAATTCCTCCGACCCTTGCCTCATTATCCGCCCGGAGGCACTTTGGGGGCAGTGTAAAACTTCAAAAACAATCATTATGTCAAACCCTCAAAATTCAATCAAGATGCGATTACAATTCGGAGAACTCAACATCACTCCAAGAGTCGTTAACCGACTCCACGAACTGGACTTCACTGTGCCCGAACTCGAAGATGCTATCGCCGAACACAAAAGCGACTGCGACGGTGAACCCTCCGTGTATGTCGGCACTTACGGCAAGTACAACGACGGCTCGCTCTGCGGCCTGTGGATAGACCTCTCCACTTTCGACGACTACGACGAGTTTATAAACTTCTGCAAGGCGATACACGCCGACGAGGAAGACCCCGAGCTTATGGCACAGGACTTCGAGTGCTTCCCCCGTCAATGGTACAACGAGGGGTTCATATCCGAGGAAGACTTCGACCACATCAAAGAATACACTGAAATGTGTGAGAAACACTCCGCCGAGGCTGTCGACGACTATTTGGAGTTCCACGATGATCTCGACGACTTCGAGGAAGCCTACTGCGGAGAATGGGACAGCGAGGAGGACTTCGCCCGGCACATCGTCGAGGAATGCTACAACCTCGAAAAAACTATGGGCGACCTCGCCCGATACTTCGACTACGAAGCCTTCGGACGCGAGCTGTTCATGTACGACTACACTATGGGCGCAAACGGCCACGTTTTCCGCCCGGTCTGACCCCTGACCTCCCTCTCTCCCTCTTTGGGCTGCTCCGCAAGGGGCGGCTCTTTTTGTTGAAGTATAGATACGAAAAAAGAGCGGAATTGACCGCTCTTTCCAATCGACTACTGTCGGTTTCTAAAATCGTTGCTTACGCACTCGAAGTATTTCGTTAAAGAGGAAACTACCCTTTGTGACTGCAAATTTAATAATAAATTTCCAATCCTCAAAATTTCAACGCCTTTTTTATAGGAAAAGTTCTTGAAATAAGTGTTAATGCGGAATTACCTTAAAGCCCAGTCGCGCACCTTTATAGGTATAGATGTGCTTCTCGATTATATCATAAGCCGGATTGGGCCGCTCGGGATTAAGGACGTGCCGACTAATCGGATATGCAATTAAATCGGCTATCTGCAAACCGATGATATTTTCGGTCTTATATCGGAAGTTGAAATTTTTAATCCTGTCAACAAGACGCTCCGCTGTTATCCATTTTGTGCCTTTTACTCGCAAACCGTTGTAGTAACGTAACAGCGCATTATTTTGGTTCGGGTTGCGGCGCTCTACAATAATTGATAGTTTGCCGTTCCCCTCCGAGCAGTCGTCCATATGGAATATGGCTCTTTCTATTAAATATTTCAAAGACAGGCCATATACATCTTCGCCTGTATTGAAGCGTTCAATAAACGGCTCTTTAAGTATGCAGCAGCATACAATTACATATACGTCCTCCGCTCCGAGTATTTCATTTATACGGGTATAAAAACGCTCCTTGACCGCTGGCTCCATTAAGTTGACAAAGCCCTTGCTATGATTTCGTATTTCTCTGGAATGAAAGATTATATCTTCGGTGTTCCAAAGCTCGTTCTTCAAGGATTTTATCTCGGACTCCAACCATTTTAATTTATTCTGCGGCACGAGGACACCGCACAATGTGAATAAAGGAAAAGTCTTGTCGAACTTTTCCAAATTCGGGTCGCCACATTCATCTATGAACAGCGTATAATATGTTTTCTTTTCTTCTTTACACATAAATAGAATACAAAGTTACGCATTTTTTCGGAATTTCAGTGTCTTTTCCACCACTTATATACAGCGGTAGCTTTGCGGTGTAAAACATCACCGCTCAATGGCAAAGACCACTTACAATATCTCGCTCAAAGGCTATGTCGGAGGCTCCGACTTCGACCGCTCGACCGTTGACCGCGAGCTTGCACGTCACGACGGCAAGCAGGTTAACGTGCTCATCGACTCCCTCGGTGGCTCACTTGCCACCGGCCTTTCAATTTCCGCTGCTTTCCGCAACCACGGCAACGTCAACGTGCATTTTGTCGGGCTGAACGCCTCCGCAGCTACAATAGCATCGCTCGGGGCGGCGCATATCTCCATAGACACCGGCGCGATGTACCTCGTGCATAAATGCTCAATGGCTTTCTTTGAATGGGGGTCGCTCAACAGCGACCAGTTCGCCACTCTCATAGCCGACTGCGAGAAAATCAAGGCCGACCTCGACAAGCTCGACCAAAACGTGGCCCGGCTCTACGCCGCCCGATGCAAGCGCAAGCCCGAGGATCTGCTCGCTCTGATGAAAGCCGGAGGCTGGCTCTCGCCGCAGGAAGCCCTCGACTGGGGCTTCGTCGATGAAATCACCGACCTTGCCGAAGATGCAGCCCCACGGCTCACCGATGCCCTTGCCTCGGCAATGGCCGACGCAGGTATGCCTATTCCCGATATTCCAATCTCCGAAGCCGAGCGCGAGAGCGCTTTCGGCAAGTTCATCACAGCCCTGTCATCGCTTTTCAAGAACCAATCCAACAATATCCCAATGCCAACCGAGAACCCCACGCCCAAGACCTACTCCGAGGCGGAGTACAACGCCCTCAATGCACGGCTCACCGAGGCCACCGCCCTTGCCGACTCGCAGAAGAAGACTATCGAGGAACGCGATAGCCGCATCGCCCAACTCGAAGCAAAGCTCGCCAAAACTCCGGCGGAGCCGTCGAAGCAGGTTGTCGAGGACTCCAAACCTGCCGGCGACCCTGCACCCAAGAACGAGGTCGAGGCTTTCGTCGACACCTGCAACTCCGCCCGTCAGCTCTTTAACGAAGTCTGACACCTCCCTAAACCCTAACCACTCAACTCTAAACTCCCCACTATGGCAGGCAAATTCCAGTTTACACTCAAAGAGTACCAGGAGGCCGCGGTCAAGTACCGTTCCGACCTCCTTATGCTCCCCATTATCGGCATCGGCGACACCCTCCAATATATGACAGGGCGACCCGGTATCCGATACAAGGAGCGCGTAGGTTCGCTCACGGGCGATGCGCAGTTCGCGCCCTACAATCCCAAACGTGCCGTCGACTACAACCTCGGCATCGACTTCCGCGACCTCGAAACGCACTTTGGCTCCGTAGTCGCCAACTTCGAGCCCAACACCGCTATCTCAACACTGCTCGGCTCCGGCGCGACAAAGGGCGACGGCCAGATGACAACCCCCACCGCTCGCCACGTCCTCGCCCTCATCGCCAAGAACCTCTCCGAGCATCTTAACGATGCGATATGGAACGGTGTGCGCAACGCCGCCGGTGACACCACCGCCGACCTGTTCGACGGCTTCGACACTATCACCGAAAAGGAAATCGCCGCCGGGGCTATCGCCGAGGCCGAGGGCAACTATATGAAAATCGACGATGAAATCACTGCGGCAAACGCCGTGGACGTCGCCAAGTCAATCCTGTTCTCCCTCGACCCCCGACTCCGTAGCCAAGACCTCTACCTCTACTGCTCGCAGGACTTCGTCGACAAATACAACGAGGGCTATCTGCTCACGCACGGCGGCATACCCTACAACAACCAGTACGGACAGGGTGCCGTCGAGGGGTCAAACGGCAAGCTCAAATTCTGCCCCCTCTACAACAAGGCCGGGTCGAAGTTTATGCACGTCACCACCAAGGCAAATATGCTCGTCGGTTACGACCAAATGGGCGACGTGGAGAATGTAATGGTAAAGGAATACGCACCCTTTATCCTCTCATACATCGCCACTATGTTCTTCGGTGTGCAGTTTGAAACCCTCGACAAGCGACGTTTCAAGACCGTGGAAATCGCCGTGTGACCCTCATAGACACATCACTCAACAACTCATCAAACCGCTATGGCTACAAAATGTACCTCAATCCAAAAGTCGCTCGGGTGGTGTCAGGGCACCCCCGAGCTACCCGGTGTGAAACGCCGCATCTACTATCTCGCCAAGAGCCTGATTGTGGCCTTTCCGCAGCTTCCCCGTGATGAACTCGGTCGCCCCACGTCGGCTATCCTCGACGGCTCTTTCACTCTCGCCGCCGATGCCAAATGGCGATATATCGACATACTCCCCGACAAGTCGCAGCTGACCTCCGAGGCGCAGGGCGAGCTCCCGAGCCAAACGCAGCTCAACAAACTTGTCGCCGTTCACCCCGGCGTGGGCGCGGACGCTTCCGCCGCCGCTGCCTACATCAACAACACCGACAATGTTTTCGTAATCGAGGATATGAAAGGCAACTTCCGCGTCCTCGGCAACGACAAATGGAGCACAAAGGCCACCGTCGCACAAGACCTCGGACAGGGCGCCACCGGCACCACCTCTACCACTATTAACGTCGAGGCTACCGACGAGGTGCCTGCGCCGTTCTATGTCGGCACTCTCGAAACCGAGGACGGCGACATCGAGTGTAAGAAAGCCGCCTGAAAGGTAACAGGTTATTGGTAATTGTATGATTGACAAACCAATTCCCAATCCCCAATTTCCACTCCCCAAACGATGCGTCAGGGAGGGAGCGATAGCGTTGGACGAAGTGTTGAAAGACATCGAAGTGCCTTCGCTTGATGTTCCCGACCTCGACGCATCTTTTACTCCCTCCCGTACCAAAGACCTTTTCGCCGAAAAGAGCCGTGCCGCGTGGAAAGATGTGCAACAGGCCGAGGCTCGCTGCGACTTCGCCCCTAATAAGGTGCGCATTTCCTACCGCAACCCGGCTTTTGGCATTATCTCCCTTTGGAAAAAGTCGCTTTATGGCCGGACTCTCACCGACATCAAGAGCGACACCGATATGGTCGGGAAATTCGCCGTGGGTATGAATACACTTATCCGGCAGATACTCGGCAATTCGCTCGCCACCGGCGACTGGTGCATCGTCACATCGCCAAAGCGTCGCCACAAGGAACGCAATTTTGCATCGCTCATTTCAGCGCAGCTCGCAACACTCTTAGGCGTGAACTTCTACGAAGATCTCGCCGAGTGTCACTCGAAGCATCGTGTCGGGGCTGTCTTTACCCTTGTCAAAGCGCCACCGACCGAGCGCAACATAATCGTATTCGACGATTTTGTCACCACCGGCGCAACGATGCTCTCAATGCGCGACCTGCTCCAACCACTCGGTTATAACCTCATTTTCTTCACAGGTATAAATAATAAACTTTGACCCCTGCGGCCAAAGTAAAATTGACCCCTCAAATGGACCACAAATTTACCGAACAAATCAAGCAATGGCTCGAAACGCCGGAAGCGGAGCGCGACTATGCCGTCGGCGCTCTCTATCTTTTGAAGCTGTCGGGCAATCAGATTATGTACCGCAACATAATCTCGCAGATTGACCGCCGCCACGACTTCGTGGACTACCAACTTCAAAAGTATTACAACTTCCGCGTCGCCGACCTCACCCGTGCGCAGGTCGAGGAAATGGAGCAGCAGGTCGAGGCTATCGTGGCCGAGCACATACCGCTCGCAGCCAAAGCCGACGAGCAGCCAAAAGGCAAACGTGCCGACCACGACGCACTCCCCGACGACATCAAGGCCAAATACGTTGAAAATCTCTCTATCCTCCAACGTATGCGCGAGCTGCATCTGCGCCTCCGCTCGCTTTCGCTCGACAGCGCCACCTGCCCCGACTCCGAGCGTTACCCGTTCCTCAAAGAACTTATATCGCTCGACAAGAAGCTGCACGCCAACTGGGAGGCTTACGATACATACGTCATAGGACAGAGTGACAAGGTAAAAGGTAAGACGACCTCACGCAAAAAATCACCTTGTCACTCATAACTTAAACTTAAAACCTAAACGTAGTGAAACGCACTGCCGACATCGACCAAATCCTCCGACCGCTCAAAGATACGCCTTTTCAGGCTTATCTTTCCAATGCCGTGCAGGTGGCCGACATTCTCGAATGGATTTTAAGCCAAGTCGGAGTCGCGGAGGTATGGCAGACTTCGTTCAGTATCTCCGAGGAATTTTTGCGCCGACTTTTCTTTATCTGCCGTGCAAATAAAGTGTCGCGCATCAACCTTGTGCTCGACCATAAGGCCACCAACAAGACGCTCAAACTTTGGGCGTTCATCACCCAAGTTATCGAGCGCACATATCTTGCCGACAATCACAGCAAGATTTTGTTGGTACGTTCCGAGGCCGGAGAAACCGTGTCGGTAATAACTTCGCAGAACCTCACTCGCGGCAACCGCCACGAGTCGGCATTTATCTCGACTTCGCCGGAGATTTTCGCAAATCTCTACGGCCAAGTCAACGATTTAATAACCAATCACTCCGTACCGCTCCATGACCTATTCGCACAGCGCTTATCCGGCATCGCCTCGGAATAATTCAGGCGAGCCTGATTCTTCTCTCGGCTCGCACGGATATTCCGAGAACGAATTGCAGCAGATTGAAAAATTTGCGTCTATCTACCTCAAAATATCCGATATGGCCGTAATACTCGATATTCCGGCTGATGTGCTGCGCTCCGATATTGCCGACCGCACAACCGAGGTGTCGAAAGCCTACCGACGAGGCAAAGCCGCATCAAAAGTCAAGCTCCATTCCCAGGAAATGATGCTTGCACAGGTTGGCTCGCCGCTCGCTATCGAGAACGCCCACCGAAATTTACTTGATATGGAGGACGACGAATAGCAAAAAATTCGCTATATTTGCCAAAACGATTAAGCACAATGCGCAATTCTCAAATTTCAAATGTAGCGTTAAAGATAGCAAATAAGCTATCTTTACATCATCATAAACGTATTGCTTATAAATTCCTCTATCAAAATGATTTTATGATGTTAATGGGGTTTTGTGTAGAGCCTAATCGTTTTCAGTCTAATACATTCTCTATTAGATACTTCATTCAACCTTTATACTTAAAATTTGATTATATAGACCTATCTTTGGGAGATATCGTCGGCGAATGGGAATATTCCGAGGTAGATACTTCGTTAGATGTGATTTACCAAGTGTATAATAATACACTATCTCGTCTAAATTCAATTATTGATGTTATAACTGCAATATTGAATTGTCAAATTCGATTTTATGGTAGCCCATATGCACGTAACGAGTTTTTTGCCTATTCGTATCTTGCCATAAATGAATATGCACAAGCTATCCCATTCTTAACTTCACTCACAGCGTTAAATGAAGATGATAACAAAGAATGGTATTCAACTATTATTTCCTCCGCTTCTCAAATCTGTAAATTACTCCAACGTAATAATTATGCAGAAGTCCGCGATATAATGCTTTTGTGGCAATCATATACTCTAAATAAATTAGGGGTTTAAGTAGCGTCTTTTACGGCATATAACGGCTTGATTACTTTTGCAGTAACCAAGCCGTTAATTTTATGCCAACACCGAACACCATAGATGTATGTCGGGCGCACTTGTTCACCAAAGAGGTTGAACTGCGTGAGCAATATCCACAAGCCGTTGTGGATAAGGTGCTTCGTGTGCGCGAAATGTATAACTGGTTCATCGCAAACCCCGACGGCACCGACCGCGAATTTGTCGCCGAGGTATGCCAACGCCACGGAATACACCGCACAACGGCTTATTCCGACCTTGCCGTTGTCAAATCCTTGCTCCCCATGCTCGGCAGCGCAAGCCGCGACTTCCACCGTTGGCGCACCAACGAAATGCTTATTGCAACTTATAAAATGGCCGAGAAGCGCAAGGACAGCAAGACTATGGAACGTGCGGCCACCGCCTACGGCAAGCTAAACCGCGTCGACCTCGAAGATGAACAGGCACTGCCGCTCGACCAAATCCTCGTGCAGCCATTCACCGCCACCGATGATCCGCGAGTCCTCGGCATCGAGCCTATCCCAAACATCAACGAGAAAATCTCGGCTATGATACAAAAGTATCGCGCCGAAACAATCGACATCGAAGATGTGGAATTTGAGGAAGTCGACCTCGAATTTGATAATCTTTTTCCTGATGTTAAGCAGACATCGGCCAATATTCAAGAATAATTTAATTTGGATTTATTGGCCCCATACTCATACTGATAGCGAAAGCGCATATCACCAAAATTATGATTAGCAAAGCTATGACAATAAAAGTGAGCAAGGTTGCAAGCCAAGCGTTTAGACGACCTGCCACGAAGCGAGTAAACCCTCGGAGAATAAAAACAGCTCCGATGATTGCAATTATAAATGCTGATATGTAGAGAAGTTCTTTCACTTCTCAAATTTACAAATTATTCTTGATATGGCCGACAAGAAAGTTTACTTTAACAAGCCCCAACGACTTACGCAGCTTATCGGCGCGAACACAACCGTTATCGTCGCAGGGCGACGCACCGGCAAGACCGACAGCATCGCCGCCCCATTTGTGCTGCGCAATATGCAGCGTATGCCCGGCTCGACAGGTGGCATCGTAGTGCCTACTTTCAAACACGGATTGACAAACACAATCCCCGGCTTGCTCGCCGCGTGGAAACGCTGGGGCTTCATCGAGGGTGTGCACTATGTTGTCGGCCGAAAACCGCCAAAGACCTTCAAGCAACCAATCATAGACCCGAAAGACTACGAGCACGTCATTTCCTTTTACAATGGCAGCGTCGCGGTCATTATCTCGCAAGACCGACCGGGCAGCTCCAATTCGCTGACCCTGTCGTGGCTTTTGGTGGACGAGGCAAAATTCATCGACTACCAAAAGCTCAAAGACGAAACGCTACCGGCCAACGGCGGCATAAAGTCGCACTTCGGAAAGCACTCCTTCAATCACTCGATTATGATATTGAGCGATATGCCGCAGACAACCAAAGGCTCCTGGTTCTTGCACTACAAGGATAAAATGGACGCGGAGCTGATAGCCACCATTGAGGGCACCGTATATGAAATTTGGCGCACCAAGGAACGCATACGCTCCCTTAACTCCAACGGTGAACCCGTTCCGGCTCACCTCAAAGGCTACCTCCGACGCCTCGACCGCAACCTTAACAAGATGCGGTCAGTCGCCGTATATTATCGGGAATATTCCTCAATCGAAAATTTGCAGCTTCTCGGCGAGAACTACATAAAGCAGATGAAGCGCGACCTTACACCTTTGACTTTCCAAACCTCTATCCTGTGCCAGAGGATCGGAATTGCAAAGGACGGCTTCTATTCCTCGATGCGCGAGGCCCACAAATACGACGCCAACGACAATCAATACCTCGACACCCTCGGCTATGATTACGACTTCGCCACGCTCGATGCGCGAGCCGACGCCGACGTTGACCCCGACGCGCCTATCTGCATAGGAATGGACTACAACGCCAACATCAACTGGATTGTCGCCGGTCAGCCGCGCGACCGCCGCCTCAACGTCATAAAATCCTTTTACGTCAAATTCGAGCGCAAGATACCTGCGCTTATCGACGACTTCTGCCGCTACTACGCCACCCACCGCAACAAGACCGTTGTATTTTACTTCGATGCAACCGCCCTCGGCTCTAACTATGCCGTCAACGACCAAGACTTCCGTTGGTGGGTGGTGCACGAGTTCGAGCGCCACGGTTGGACGGTCGAGGCCGTATACCTCGGCAACCCAATGCGCAAGGAAGAAAAATACCTGCTCATCAACCAAGCCTTTGCAGGTAAGCAACGCCTGATGCCGTTTTTCAACCGCTCCAACAACGAAGACCTTATCCTCGCCATTCAGTCAGCCGGTGTGCGCCGTGGCCGCAACGGCTTCGACAAGGACAAGTCCGGCGAAAAGCTCGCCGAGAGCGAGGAAGACCTGCTCGAACACCGCACCGACGGCACCGATGCTTTCGATACCCTCTACATCGGCTGTGAGAAATTCCCCTACCGTGATACGTTCAACCTCTCAATGTCGGGGGTGCTTTGACACTCTCACGCACTTTATTTTCAGTATAATACCCTATAATATAAATAAAATTAGTAAATTTGCCGTCGGATTGGTGTAAACCATATCCGCGACATTATGGAATATAAGAAGCGTTATGCTTATCTTGTAATTGGAAACGTAGGAAATTTTCAACAGCACAAGGATAGCATAGTGGTTCTCACGCGTATAGCGTGGGCTGCTATTGTTACATCTGTGCAAAAGGTTATCCTACGACCTCCAATTACGACGTGGCATTGACAGTCCACGTTTTTTATGCTCCTGTGTCTTATTACTAATCTTAACGCGTGTTACTATGCGAATTTATTCATTCATTATTATGTCTGCTGCCGCTTTCACAGGGTTCGCCCAAACGGCACCAACTGACAGTGTAAAGACACAGGAACTTAACGAGGTTGTTGTGGAAGCGCAAATGCAACAAACATCGGCGACTTCATCAACTTACATTCCGAACAAGAAACAAAAGTCATCGGCTCAAAATGCCGTTGACCTGTTACAGCAACTGGCTATCCCTCAAATCACGATTAACCTTGTCGATAATGCAGTCACAACATTAGCGGGGCAGAATGTTGCTATTTACATCAACTATCTGCCTGCGTCCTCGCAAGAGATTGAGGGATTGCTTACCTCCGATGTACGGCGTGTGGAGTATTTGGATTTTCCAACTGATCCTCGCTTCAATGGAAACGAGCACGTTGTCAACTTTATAATGCAGCGCTATGAATACGGCGGTTATACGAAGCTGACGCTTAATGAAAATTTCCTTGTCGGTTTATCAAACCGCGCATCGGTGTATTCAAAATTCGCATACAAACGTATGATGTATGATTTATACGCCGGTACTTCAAACCACGATAACAAGCACGTCGGTACATCATATATTGGCAAATACACCTTACAGGACAAGGCCGGTGTAGAACAGGAGATAACGCGCAGCGAGATATTCGACAACGCTCATTTCAAGTACAACCAATTCCCGGTAACTTTCAGAGCCGTTTATGACTCGGACAAAGCCCAAATTTCCAATACCGTAGGCTTCACTTTCGACCAATCGCCTCTTGCGGAAACCAACGGCAGCCTTTCATTTTCTCCGGGTGCGTCCTCTAATTACTCTTATACGAGGAACGAACCATACACCACACGCTGGGTATCTTGGCAAGGAAGCTACTACTTTATTCTTCCTCGCAACTTTCACTTGAACATAAACCCCTCTGCGAATTATTCTCATACAAACTACGACTACACCTATCGTTCATCGCTTCCCGATGATGATGTGATTGAGAATATTTCAAAAGAAAATGCTTGGCAAGTTCGAGGAACAGCTACGCTGTACAAAATTTTGTCGCAGAAACAAAATGTATTTTTAAGGGCCTCGGGAGGTTCAACCCGTAACGATGTCGCCTATTATGGCTCAACTCCGTATGATAATGATTTTTCCGACACCTACGCCGGAGCAACCGTCGGTTATAACTTTTCCAATCGTCCGTGGAACGTAAATGCCGATGTCGCATTACAATGGGAGCGCAACCAAATCAATTCCTCATCAGTCAGCGAGGTTTATCCTGTTGTGAATGTATCTGCGGCTTTTTCACCCTCAAACCGCCATTCGCTACGTGCGTTCTTTCACTTGGGAGCTAATTATCCCGGAGCAAGTGAGAAGTCACCAAATATTTTGCAGGTTAACGAGCTGATGTACCAGACAGGCAACCCCGACTTGAAATTATCTCGCCAAGTTAATTTCAATTTTCAGTACAACTGGATGCCGCGCAATAATTTTTCTGCTGCGGTTTATGCACAATATTTCGGCGAGTATGACCTGTATGTGCCGGTGTATTCACCTTATCAAGACGGACAGGCACTGCTGAAAAGTTTTATATCCGACGGCAAGTATCACCGTACATCATTCGGACTGTCGTTTAACTATAAACTGCTTAACAACAAATTGCAACTTGCCGCGCAACCTTCGATAACATTATACCGCCTTACAGGGTACTATGACTTGTCGAAATATCCGTTTGCCTTTAATGCCTCGGCAACATATTACCTGAATAACTTCTATTTTCAGGCTTCCTATCAAACGCCCAGCCGTACAATTCAAGGCAACCGCGCTGCCTATTATAAAGACCGTGACTTCTACCAACTGCTTGCAGGGTGGAGTAAATCGGGGTGGAACATAAGACTTACCGCAATAAATCTTTTCCGCAGCGACTGGCTTGGAGCAACACAAACCATTAACACACCGCTTTACTCCGAAACCAAACTGCAAGGAGGAAACTACTATCACCGCCGTTTGAATTTGTCAGTAACATACACTTTCAATTATGGTAAGAAAGTTCAGCAAGGCAACGAAGTCGGAGAGCAATCGAGTGCTTCATCGGCTATAATGAAATAAACATAGATTATCCTCGGCAGCGATGTCGGGGATTTTCTTAATGTGTTCCGGCGCCACCGCGCCGTCGCGCTAATGCGGCAAGCCGTCGAGCTTGTAATCTCGACCCGTTGAGGGCGTATATCGCTAACATAGACAACGGACTTCGGATCTATCCTGATGATAGAGCCGGAGTCCGCTGCTTTTCCGTGCCCCTCGGCCACCACCGAGGGAGAGCGGTATCACTCCGGGGGCGCTTCGCAAAGATAAGGACTGCGACCGTTCATTACGGCCTCTATCTTCGGGAGTGTGGAGTATTCGCAAGAGCCTTACAGCGGTGTTCCGGCTGCACAGGACACAGGGCTGCAATTCTATGGCGCATCATCGGCAGTTCGGGTAATAAGAATAAGGAGAGCTTTGGCCGTCGGGGATAACTTCACGGCATAGATTGGTGTGATGCAGCGGCTCGCACCGGGGGAGGCTAACATATATCATAGTTTTGCGAGGCAGTTGTTTGAGGGAGTCATACTTGTAAACACGCACGGAAGCACGGTTGATATTTCACTTCGCAAAGTTAGAACGGGTCGCCTACGCTGACAAGGGCAAGACACGTTCAGGGCAAAAATCTTCCTTTTTTCAGGCAAGCATAAAAAAGAGTATTCCACAGGGGGCAAGCCCTTTGCCCCGAACCCTTGTTGGCTACCGTCGTGCCGACTGGCTCAACCGTTCCCTGATTGCGGCGTAAAAATCAAACGCGCCCCGGCGCACAGTAATAACCCTCAAAAACTTCAAAACCATGACATACGTTAGCTGCATCTCCCTCGATACAAACCGCCGCCTCAAAGAATATCAAGTAGAAGTTATCACCTTCGACGGCGAAAGCGAAATAGTATATGTAATTGCCCGGACAGCCGACGAGGCACAGGAAAAGGCAGCAGCCCAGGTGCCCGACGCAGACTACACTATGGTACAAGGCTTCTGCGAATACTAATCTCCACCTCCCCAAGGATAGAGGGTTGACCCCACGGGTCAACTCTCACTTTGCTCTTTCGCCCCCTCCGCAGCATAATACAATCCGGCCACCGCCGGGCAACTCTAAACCCTAACCTCTAACCTTCGCCCATAGCCCTCGCCGCCACGCCGACCGCCACCAACGGAATACCGCACCGCATCGCTATCGGAGCCGACAAGCACCGCGCCTTGACCGTGAACCATTTGCCCCATACGCCGCGAGAGGTTGGACTGCAAGGGGAGAGGGGGCCGCAGCCCGGTGCGCCACCCCCACAGCCTCGCCACCGGGCGGTCATACCGTTTTGGAACACGCACCCCACACGGGCGCAGATGCAAATATCTCATCGCGCGCTGACCTCCAACCACCCCACATTATCTCTCGCCACTAACCCTTGAACTCCCCAACGCCAAACTTGCCGCCCCCGCCGAGCCCGTGCGCGTGTCAGGCTTCGCCGACCGTGGGGCACGAGCCGCCTCTGCGCACGGAGCGGTTCTGCCATTGTTCCCTGCGGTCGGCCTCCTTTGCCTTGAAGATGTCCGGGGGAGTGAGCCGTGGGCTTATTTTTCCGTCACAAAGTTAGTACGGTCATTCACTGGCGCAAGGGCAGGTGTGCGCTCCACGTTCCCCCCTCTTTCGGAGCAAGCTCCTGCAAGAGCGTAATCACCCTTGCTTTTGGCAGCTCATTACGACCGCACTTTTGATTGTTCGTAAAAATTAAGAGCCTCGGCTCACTTCTCAAACCCCAAAACACTTCAAAATCATGGCAAAGAAAACCTCCAAAACCGCAGAAAACAAAAAGGCTAAAACCACTTCGACCCGTGCGAAGAAGCAGACCCAGGCCCCCGTCGTCGATACCAAGCCGACCCTCACCCCAAAGCTCATCGTGGCGCAGCGCAAGTTCAACCGCTGGTACGTCTACTTCAAGGGCGTGGCTCCAAAAGATAATGTAGGGTGCGGCTGCAAGACAGCCCAAAGCGCAATAAGATATATGCACCTGCTCAAAGCCCGGTACGGTGCCGTTATCTCCCAAAACATCTACGACCGCCTCGCTTTCGAGGCCGCGAGAGAGGCGTAATGCCTCTCTCTTTCTCTCTCCCCTTGAAGTCCAACCTTAAAAACTCACGACGATGTACGAATACAAATGCTTCACACGACAAGGCTCATGGCGCTTCTACGCCGACTCCGATACCGATGCCCTGCGGCTCGCCCTTTTCTACTGCTGGCGCGACGGCGAAGACTTTATAAAAGTGCAAAGCGACTTCGGAGGTCAGCCCTACACCCTGCGCCTCTGCAAGATTGACAAGACAAATTCGATAACGACACTTTAACCCCTGCCACACAGCGGTTGCTTCCTCCCGAAGCAGCCGCTGACTGTCTTTTCGCCTCGCCGCCACCCTCCTTAACTTTGCCCCTATGATACGGATAGGCTTCTACACCCCCACGGTGATGCTCTCCGCCGACCTCCCCGACGTCAGCATCTTCACCGACCAAGACTTCGTCGACTTCCGCCTCACCTCGGGCGGAATGGTGCTGCTCGACGAGCGGTACTACACTTATAACGGCTCGGCCACCGTCGCCGACATCGCTTCCCTCATCGAGCAATATATGGCCGGAAACCCCGACCTCAATTTCTCCGAATTTATCATCGAGGCATCGGCACCCGACGGATCCGCCGCCTCTCACTCCTTCCGTGTCATCTACTGCGACCGCGCACTCGGACTCTACGACCCCTCGCAATGGCTCCTCGAAAACTTCCTCACCCTCTCCGCTTTCCGGCGAATCGCCCCCGACACCTTCTTCGAGCTGCAATGGTTCGCCACCGACCGCGAGGGCATCGCTTTCTTCATCTACGCTACATACCTCGACACCGACGGCAACACCGCCACCTACCGCTACGTCCTCTCCGGCAACGGTTTGATACAGCACGGCGACGGCATAAACCGCGAGTTCGTCTTGCTCGCCGATGTTCGCGCAAAGATACAGGCCGCAACCAAAGCCTCCACACCTCCCACGCTGCTATCCGTCACCGCACGGTGCGGCGAGCGTTCACTGACCCTCTTTGTCGACCCGGCTCTCGCCGACACCCTCCCTTTCCATTACACTAACTGCTTCAACGTCGCGGAACAGCTCATACTCCCTCACGCCACCACCCACAAAATCAAGGCCGACCGCTCTATCGCCACCCTCGGTAAATCCGCACGCTTCTACAACGTCACCACCGCAAAGGAATACGAGGTGCAGTCCGCGCCTCTTACCTCCGACGAGTGCTTGCAGGTCGAGCAGATGCTTACCTCTCCCGTAGTCCGTATTCCCTGGGGCACCGACTCAAACCTCGCCGAAACCGACTTTGACGCTATGCTCCCTATCCTCATTACCGATTTTACCTCCGAACTTTCCGACACCGACGACAAGCCTAACTCCGTGAAATTCACTTGGCGTTTCAAGGACACCCGACCCAAATTCAACGCCCGATACTCTCCCGGCATATTCGACACCCATTTCCAACCCCCTTTCTCATAACCTCACACAATCCCATTACACAATGAACGCAGTCCACATATCCACGGCAAGAACAATGCTAAACAGCGGCGACCCCGCCGACCTCTCCGTATGGCGCAGCGACGGCTCTATCCTCGAACTCCGCAACGTCATATCCCTGCGATATTCCTTTTACGGAGGTTGGCGCAACGTCAAAATCCTTGCCTCCGGCGAGTGCCGCCGTCTGCGCGACTGCTGCATCTTCCGCATTAACGGCCTCGATGTTTTTCTTTAACATTTGCGTATTCCGCTGAAAATGCGTAAATTTGCCCTATTCACAAATATCACGGCTATGTTACGAAAATTATTCAGCACCATTCTTGTTTGCCTTTTTTCGGTGACTGCTTATACACAGTCAATAGACGAAAAAATTGGCAATGCTATGAATACGTCCGATTGGTTTGCCCTTGACTCTTTATATTCAAATACACCCAAAGACTCAATTCACCCTTTCCTTGAAGTCTACTCCCGTTGTCTACTTGGAAACCGTCTTAACCGACCTGATGTGTCAATAACTGCTTTTCAGGAATTGTTTAATACCCAATCCGCCTATCTTGATTTGAACAATTTGATTTCGTCAACATTTATGTTCGGCATGGATTTGAGCAGGACAGGTCAAAACGATAAGGCTGTTGAAATTATGCGTTCAGTATTGGAAGCCTCCAAACAATATTTGGACTCCATTACTATTTCAAATTTCATATCACAAGCAAACCGATATGAAGCCCTTTCTGCATATAAGCCTTATCAAATACAATTTGATAATGAAAATATCGGTTATATTCCTTTTACTATAATTCCCGTAGGGCCAAAAGATAAAGGGTCTGTGTTGATGCACCTACAAGAAAGTTCAATAAATGGAAGTGTTGCCGATATTACATTTGATACTGGTGCTGGAACAAATATAATTTCGCCCGAAATGGCGGAAAAATACAATCTCATACCTTTGGAAAAGACTCGGGTTAGCGTAATGGGGATTAGTGAAAAAGAGGGATACATAGCTATTGCAAAAAAAATAAAGTTAGGAAACATAACTGTTTGCGACGTGCCTTTCACTGTAATTTCGTTATCCTCAAACAATAGCGAAGCCGACCAATACATCGACGCTTTCAATATCGTAGTCGGCAGTGATTTAATGCTTCAACTTAAAGACTTGACGATTGATTTCGTCAATCGTCAAATTACTATCCCCACGGTCGCACCTGTAAGAAGTAATGCTATTGCAAATATGTGCTTCTCGCCAACAATGAATTTACTTACCAAAGGAAAAATCCTTGACACACCTATGATGATGTGCCTGGACTCCGGCGATGCCGCCTTTGGCTGGGCAAGTGATATTTTTTATGATTTAAACAAAAAATATGTCGAGCAAAACGGTAGGCAAGACTCTATTCGCTCTGCCGGTATCGGTGGTTTTATAATAGAAGATTGCTACTATATGCCCAATCTGCCGGTTACGATTGCAGAAAATACTGTTACACCATTAGAATTTGTAGTTAAGACACAAAAATCATCTAACAATGATGAGTATGATGCAAGAATAGGTCTGCGCACAATGATGCTATTTGGTAAAATACATTTCAATATGGTTGACTTTACGGTATCTGCTCAATTACCGAGCTTATCGGCTATTGTAGCGCCAAAATACAATATGGTACAACCCTTCAAAGTAACAGAAAATAAACCGAGCACTTTGCAAACCATCGGCTTTGTTGGAATGTGCATCGCTAACGGTTTATTAAATCATAATGCCCCGTCAGCCCCTGATTTGTAGCCGCGTCTTTTCGCACACATCATATCGTCCATAACTTTGAGCAACCAACCTCAATGTTATGGACTTTTCTTTTTATCCCGACGACCTCAACCGTCAGCTCGATGGGCTACTGCCCATCAATTTCAGCTCCGTGGAGCAGCTGCCCGGTCTTGAAGCCCGTGCTGCCTTTACCGTCAATTCGCAGTCGGTGTTCCGGGAGGACACCGACATCGTGCCAACGCTCATAGACGATAAACTCTCTTATATCCCGTGGGGCGGCGACAACCAAATGCCTTTCGATATTCTCGACCTCATAGAGAAAGACGAAACACTCGCCACCTGTCAATGTTTCAACGCCGAGGTCTGCTATGGCGCAGGCTTGCGGTATGATACCTGCGTCGCCTCCGCCACGGTCAAGAATGAAGTCGAGGACTTCCTTCTCGACAACGACCTCGCCGCATACTTCCTCGGAGTCAGTCAGGACTTCAAGCACTTCGGCTTCGCCGTCAGCGTGCTTATTCTCAACGAGGACGGCACAAAGATTGTGCGCCTCTTGCGTAAGGAAGCCTGTTACTGCCGCTTCGCCCCTGCCGACTCCGTCGGCAAAATCCCCTCCGTCCTTTACGCCAACTGGCGTAAGTGCGTCGCATCGCCCTCCGAAATCGAGGTCATAGACCTGCTCGACCCCTCCGCGCCGTGGCGTGATCTGCAAGACAAACTCGCCAAGCGGACGCGCAACCGCAAATTCGCTATCGTGAGCCGCATACCCACCGTTGACTCCACCTATTACCCCATTCCTTACTATGCCTCGCTGTTCAGGGGCAAATGGTACAACATCAAGCAGCTCATCGGCATAGCAAAGGAAGCGAAGCTCAAAAACCACGCCCCCATAAAATACCAAATCGAAATCTCCGCCAAATATTGGGAGTCGATTTTCCGTGCCGAGGGCATCACCGACCGCCGCAAGCAACAGGAGCGCATCGTCCGTGAGAAACAATCAATTCTTGATTTTCTCACCGGCGCGGAAAACTCCGGCAAAGCGTGGTTTTCCACCTTCTACATCACTCCCGACGGAAAGGAGCAGCACGACGTAGTGATTAACAAAATCGACGCCACCAAAGAGGGCGGCGATTGGGAAACCGACATACAGGAGGCTATCAATATGATATGCTTTACTATGCGCGTTCACTCAAACCTCGTCGGCTCCGTGCCCGGAAAGGCGCAGACCAACAACTCCGGCTCCGACAAGCGCGAGCTGTACACCATAGCCCAAGCCCTCCAAAAGCCATATCACGACCTGCTCTTTACCGTCCACCGCATCATCATCAAATTCAACGCCTGGCAGGGCGTGACCGTCGATGTGCCCTTTATCCAACTTACTACCCTCGACGAACACCAAGACGCAAAACAAGTCAAAGTCACAAGTGACAAGGCGTAAGGTATTTACACATCACTCATAAACATAATGGCAAAGATAATCAACAGCAACGAGGAACTGACGGCCTTAATTCCCAACAGCCTAATCTCGGTCAAGGGCGAAACGCCGCTCTTTGACAAACTCGCACCGTTCCTCGACCTCGCCGAGGCGTGGGTCAAGGAAACTTTCACCTCCGAGCCGACCTACAACACAATCTGCGGCTACACGGATAGCAACCCTATCCGCATAGCCACCGCCCGGCTCGTCGTCGCCGACGCAATGCGCCGTGCAATTCCCTCGCTCGACATTGTGCTTACGCCCAACGGCTTTGCCACCGTCGGCACACAAAACCTCGTCGCCGCATCGAAGATGCGCGTCGACCGACTTGTCGGCTCGATGCTGACCCACCGCGACGACTGCATCGCCGCGCTCTTGCCCGAGCTGCCGGGCGCGAGCCGGTGGCTCAACTCCGACCAAGCCGCATTTTTCGGCGCAACCCTCTTTCCCACTTTTGAGATTGTAAACCAATGCCCAATTTCCAATTCCCAATCCTCAAAATGGGAGCGATACCTCGAACTCCGCCCCCAAATCATAGACTTGGAGGCATCGTTGGCCGAGGAATGGTTGTCGCCCGAACTGATGTCAGCGCTCCGGGCAGAAAACCTGCGCGGAGATCTGCCACCCGTCCGCCACGATGTAGTCCGCCAAATAAAGGCGCAGCTCATCGCCTACCTGCATAAAGGCACGTTCAACAGCCGACGCCTCGCCGATATAGTCAACATCATACGCCACCGCCCCTCCGATTTTCCCGAATGGCACAGCTCTGACACCGCCCGATTGTTCACGCCCCCGACGTTCCGCAACCGCAAAGAAGCCTCCGGCTACTTCTTTTGAGCATACCCGTAGCCAACATAAGCTTCCACGCAAGCGACGACTGAACCGCCCCCTGCGGCTCGCACACAAGCGAGCCGCAGGACTTTTTTTTGCTTATCTCGCTGAAAATCGCTAACTTTGCAGCATTATCTCATAATTCTCAACGCTATATGAACAAACTAATACTCACACTTACACTACTCCTTACAACACTTGCTTGTTGGAGCAGGGATATTGTGCCGTTTACAATAAATCCCTCTACTAATCAAATGGAGGTTGAAGTATTCGTTAACAACGACTCCGTTCCATTTAATTTTGTACTTGACACGGGGGCTTCGGCAGTTTTCGCAAATTCAAATAGCGAGCGACTTGTCAAACTTCTAAATCTATGTGATACCGATACAATTGAAAACGCATACAGTACAACAATCGCATACAAAACACCGCATGACAATCAACTTATGATGGGTAGTTTAATATGCGACTCTATTCAAATATATTGCGACGCCGACCCTAACGCCCAATACGACGGCATTATTGGCTTATCTTTACTTAAAAAATTCAAACTCGGAATTTTACCGTCATCAGGTATGATGATATTCTGCAATTATGAAGAGCCGCTTCGTTTTCCCGACTCCGTTGAACTTCCGTTAATATCAGGAAATGGCGTGTTGGGTACGGATATGTCTATAAAGTCTGATACATGCACTTATTCCGGCATATTTATGTTAGACACGGGATTTGGCGGTACGGTCAATTTTTCCTCAAAATTTAGTGAGCGTAACGGTTTATCCAACAAACTGAAAGAATTTGGCAACGCGGCTTCTACGGACGGAGCCGGTGTTTCTGGTGAAACACGTCTTGTTACGGTTCCACGTACTTTTTTTGCAGGTGAAGCACTGCCTTTACTCCCTTGCCAAATGGACGTAAATTCTTCCAATTCAGCTTATACAAATGTATTTGACGGTATAATAGGATACGATATACTCAAAAGGTTCAATATGATTTTTGATTTCAATAATTCAAAACTTCATATTGCGCCAAACTTTGATTTCTTTTCTCCATTTACGTTCATAAAGCATCAGTAAGACTCCTGTCTTTTCCGCATAGAGGGCTTTACCGTACTTTCGCAGTGCGTTAAAGCCCTTTCTCTATGCAGACAATCTCAATAAATTTCATCGTGCCACAGGGGTGGCACGAACTCTCCGATAAACAGCTACGCTATGTTCATCAACTGCTCGCTCAAAATTTCACCTCCGACGAGGTGAAGACCCTTTGCTTGCTCCATTGGACGGGCACCAAAGTTATAGGCAAGCAAAACACCGACGGCTACCTGCTCCGCAAAGGACGCGTCCTTTTCGAGGTTACGCCGCTTACACTCGCCGAACTGCTCCCGAACCTCGATTGGCTCGGCTCGCTCCCGACTTCTCCTATTCGCCCCGTAAAACTCAAACACCGCCCCGGCATCGCTGCTGACTTCGACGAGGTGCCTTTTGAGCAATACATCATCGTCGATAACCTCTACCAAGGCTATCTCCAAACACAGGACGATACGCTGCTCGACGAAATCGCCTCCGTGGTATATCCCGGCATCAAGACACCGCTCGCCCCCGACGAGCGCATCGCCATTTTCTACTGGGTCGCATCGCTCAAATCCTCGCTCGCAAGCCGATACCCCGACTTCTTTTCTGGAAACCCGGAAACGGACGACGGAAACCTGCTTGCCAATTCCCAATCCCCAATTTCCCGTTCCCGCATCGAAGATGCCGTGAACGCACAAATCCGTGCCCTCACCAAAGGCGATGTCACAAAAGAGGCCGAAGTCCTCGCACTCGATACCCACCGCGCACTTACCGAACTCAATGCGCAAGCCCGTGAGTACAAACAGCTCAACTCCCAACTCAACAAGAAATGACAGCCCAACTCAAAGGAACGTGGAACGCGGCTGCTTTCTTTGAAAAGCTCACCACCACCAACCGCCTCGCTCTGGCCGAAGGCTTCACCTTCTGCCGCGTCAGCGGTTTGGAGGGCTTCGAGGAAGCCGTCGCGCAAATGCAGAACACCGCTGCATTTGTCTGCGTGTCGGACGTAGCCGACGGCTACACCGACCTCAACAACACGCCTCGCACCCGACGCATCAAGACCGTATTCTTCGCCATGCGACACGCCGCCGAAGATATGGAGGCGCGAGCCGAATGTATGGCAACCATGCGCGAGCTGTTCCGCCAATTCGCCACGCGCCTTATACTCGAAAAAGTCCGTTTGGAGCAGAACTGCATCTACCTCGACCCCCGAATATCGTTCAACGAGATAGACCGATACTTCTTCTCCGGCGCCGCCGGCGCATACTTTACAATAGCGGTAGACTGTTTTACAGATCTACGCTATTGTAAAGAGGAATGGGTGACCGGGGATTAGAAACCCGTCGAATACCTATTGTTTAAGTGATTTCATCAATCCGCCGAGGATTTTTCCAATAGTAGTGCATTTGGCTATGATGTCATTTGCCTCATTATCGGAAATGTAGCCAAGCATTTGAGCAATACGTATTTGTGTCCGCACTTCATTTAGTGAGCCGTGTGAGATAGACACAAAATTTGCAAATTCAGATTTAGAATATCTTCCATGCCCCTCTGCGATGTTCGACGGAATAGAAACAACCGCCCTTTGCACCTGACTTGTCAAGCCAAATCGTTCCTCCTGTGGAAATTTCTTTGTGAGTGCGTAAACGTCCTTGACGAGCTTCATACTCTCTCGCCAAGCATCGAGGTCTTCAAAAGTTATAACTGCCATATTCTCAATCTTTGCGCAAAGATAATCATTTATGCCCAATTCCCAATCCCCAATTTCAAATTCCCAATCCGCACAAAAGGCGCGTGAACGCTATGTAAAAGCGTTCAATGCGACTATGGTGCGGATTTGGCGCGAGCAAATTGCGCTGCTCGGGGTCATAGACACCGGCGCACTTTACCGCTCGACGCTTGCCGTGCGTATGAACGCCGACGGCAAATATACATCTATCACACTCGAACAATCATTTAACCTGTACGGCCTGTTCGTCGACTACGCCACCGGCTCAAACACGCCACGCGGCAACCCCGGCGATCTCGGACGTGACAACGCCCGTAAACGCCGCCGTTGGTTCAGCCGCAAATACTATGCCTCCGTGATGAACATACGCGACTTCTACGCCGATAACCTCGGACGCGACCTTGCCGACACCGTCAGCAACGCCCTAACTCGCAACATTTCCCGTCGCTTCGTGACCTGAACCTAACTACGTCCTGATTTCATTATTAGTAGATACACTAATAAACCAGTACCATAGCAAACATTTATAAATACAATCAAAAATAGCAAAAGCAAACTATTCCCTTCTCCATTACTCCCGAATAAACAAAAGAATAGTAAGGCATTAAGAACAACTGCGACTATAAGGTTTTTGTATGCTGTTCGTGTACTATAAGAAGTGCATAAAGCGGTGACTCCAATTAGGAACAATTGACTGAATAGCATAAGACGTCCTCCTGCTTCACCGCGCCCATGATTAGTTGTGCTTAAAAAAATAAAACAGCATAAGCACACTCCCCAAATAAGCCAAAAATATTTTTTATTCAACGGCTTCATAATCATTCAGTTTTTCATTGAGTAAATCACAAACTTTATTCTTGTTGCCTATAAGACCTGTATTCAGTGATTTATCGGCTTGAAACAAATTATTCAAGAAATGCGCTTGAATAATTTGAACTCCTGATACCTTTATTACCGTGAATATCTCCACATCACAAAAATAAATAGTCTGCCACCCGGTGAATAGCGTGTAATTCTCTACTCTGTCATTATAAATTCTAATTACCGGCCTTTTCTTCAAAGCCCACCAAAGTACATATAGAGAAAATCCGAAACCTATAATAGATACCAATTCACATATTCCGCCTATAATAATTTTAGCGATACTGGCATTTTTAAGTGTCACATATACCATAAGGGCAAACACAACAAATCCCAAAGTCAATAACAAACTTTTGGAAACGCTGACATATATATTGATTGGGTTTGCCATACGCAAAGTTAACTAAATTTTCTCAACCACAGCGGATTTACACGAATTTTCCTGTCTTTTCACCGCCCAACCGATAGCCATACTTTTGCGGTAAACATTACCACAATCGTATGGCTATCGACGTTAAATCACTCACGCAGATTATCTCGGACTTCCGAAAGCTGCAATCCAAGGACTCCGTTTCCCCGGAGTCGCTCGGTGCTATCTTGCAGCGCATCGCCGACCTGCTCGCCACTGCCGGTACGTCCGACACCGTCACCGCTATTCAAACCCTGCTCAACGGCTTCAAGGCCGCAGGGCAAGCGGTGTGCTCAATTGAGCAAGGTGCTGCCGACCGCAACAATATCCTTGCAAACATCAAGGCCGTTGACCTCGGCAACGGCTCTATCGCTACCGCCTCAAACAACCTTTTCATCAAACAGGCCACCACCGAGCGTGCCGGGGCGATGCGTGCACAGCAGGTCGTAGACCTCAACAACGCCCGTAACCGCATCGCCGAAATACTGCCCCTGCTCGAAAAAATTCAGGCTAAACTCGGTATGACCGACGGCACCAAAGGGCTGTACAACACCGCCCAAATCTCCGTGACCGTCGTTAACGGCACGTTGAGAATTTACGGTGCGCGGCAGCTCATCGCCGACGGATATGTGCCTTACCTGTTCCGGCACACGCGCAAGCGCAACCAATGGGGCGACAAACTCGTAATCGAGGCCGGAGGCGCCACCAAGAAATACTGCGACAAACGCAAGGGGTGGAACCTCTACGGCTCCGTCCACTCCGTAAAAATCTCCGGCTCGACGCTCTCTTTCTCCACCAACCCCAAGACCGAGCAAACAACCGTTGCCATAGGTTACTCGACCTCGCCCGATGCCCTCGTCTCCGTCCATACACGCCGCGACGGCACCCCCTCTATCGGCTGGGGCCGCTCGACAATCTCACTGCTTGACCCCAAGAACCCGAAGAAGCACCGCATGATCCGACTGCGTTTCGCCGTCGGCCTCGCAAAGAAGATGCTCCCGGGGCGCTCCCTCATCACCACCGCCAACCTCGCAAGCTCACTCGCCGAGTTCTCGATAATCTACAACCCCAACACCAAACAATGGACTTTCGGAAAGTAATGCCGACAGGTAATTGCGGATTGATAATTGACACCTCAATTCCCAATCCCCATTTCCCAATCCTCGGAGGCAAATGCCTCCATAAAAAAGATAGCCCTCACGGCAGAGCCGCAAGGGTGATGCTATCTGTTTTATACCGCTTCCCGATAGCCCGAGGCCGAAACCTGCGGGGGTGCTATCGCAAATGCACCGCAATGATAGCCCAAACGGAGTGCTATCTCGCATACGGACATAGGTATCACAGTTCTTTTAGCTTGGCTTCACTTACAGGTAGAGGTGTCCGGGTTAATTAGTTTGGTTTAACGTATCTTGATACGACAATTATGCGCTTGCGCATAATCGCGAGTGAGCAAAAAGCGCAAGTCGGCTGAAAGCCGGTGCGCGGTCGGCAAAGCCGATTTTGACTCACCGCAAATTTAGTAATAATTCTCCACATACACAACATTTTACAATGGAAATTCGCAAACATCGCCCGACCATTCAGCTCCTTGCGGCAGTCTTTCTGATTGTCGTAGGTTGCGGTCTGCTCATCGCCGGATTTGTCGTGCCACCGCCCGGCGAAATCCACAATTCAGTCCTTATCGCTTTCGGTGAAATCCTCACTTTCGCAGGGGCGGTGTTCGGATTAAAATACCATTATGAATACGGCAGTAGCCGCCACCACGAAAACTCATCACAATCATCAACTCATAACACATCAACCCAAAATGCAGACAATCCGTAAAGGCAGCAGAGGGGGCGACGTCGCCACCCTCCAACACGCTCTCAACCTTATTGCCGACGGCATCTTCGGCCCAATTACCGACGAAGCCGTCCGCGACTTCCAACGCACCCGTAACCTCGCCGTCGACGGCATCGTCGGCCCCAAGACGTGGGCTGCGCTCGGCATCGGCTCATCACCGAACCCTCGCCGCATCGACAAGATAATCCTCCATTGCTCGGCCACCCCCGAGGGTGAGGATTATACCGTCGACCAAATCCGGCAGATGCACCTCGCCCGTGGATTTACCGACATCGGCTATCACTGGTACATCACACGCGACGGCAAAATCCACAAAGGGCGCGACGAGGCCAAAATCGGAGCGCACACCACAGGCCAAAACTCCCACTCAATCGGAGTGTGCTACTGCGGCGGTTGCCCTCCGCGCACCGTCAAGAACTGGGCCAACCAAGGCAAGGACACACGCACCCCTGCGCAACGTGCCGCCATAATCAGGCTCTGCAAAGAGCTGAAAAGCCGCTATCCCTCGGCCACCCTCCACGGACACAACGAGTTCGCAAACAAGGCTTGCCCCTCATTCATCGTAAAAAACGACACCGACCTATGCGCACTATAAAGGCAAACGGTAATTGGAGATTGAGGATTGATTGGCTGCGGTCAATTCCCATTTACCTGTTCCCAATCCTCATACTTTGCGGCTGCAAGACCAACAAAAACATCGTCACTGATAAATCGCTCGCCACCGACTCGCTCGCCCACAGTGAGCATCACCGCACAACAGCGGTGATAGACTCCGCCATAAGACATTTCGATTTTAGCTTCGACACCCTGAAACTCGAAATCGAGCGACCCGGTCAATACGCCGAGGCGCCCGAGATTATCCGGCTCAAAGCCATAAAAGGACGTGTGATAGACCGGCGGCGTGAGCATCGGGATAGCGTTGAAGCCTACAACAGCCTCGATACGGTGAGGTATCGGCAAGCGGCAGTTGAGGCATCAACCGAGCACACCGCCACCACACGCCTATACAATCCGCCCGACGGCACGATAATATCCGTAGCAGCCCTCCTGGCCGCAGCCGTCCTTATATGGCTTTTCCTCCGAAAACGCTAATCCCCATACCCCAAGAGTAAGTTTTTTCATAGATAGCAAGCGAGTTGCCCGTGAGGGTGGCTCGTTTTGTTTATCGTGTCCGTCCTTATTGACCCCGACCCGTCAGGTGGCGCGGCGGCTGCTTATGAACCGGCTTCACTCACTCGCTTGCGTATCTGACCTTTGAAAGCCCGAACATCGCAGTTCACGGGTCGTACCTCCCTGTAAACTGCGACCGCTGCGGTTGGCGGAACGAAAGATTTATCTCTCCGGCTTGACCTCGCTTCCATCACGCCACCGCTCCTAAACTCACGGTGGCGTGCGCGATGTCCGCACCTCCTTTCAAAAACTTTCTCGGCTGTGGCGATGCTCGCTACAACCGTCCGCCACCTTGCTTGTTTTCCGGCTTCCCGAAGGTCTATCCGCCGCGCTCCCTCCCTCATTGGCACAGCAGCCGCCACGCCACCTTCCTCCCCACCCAAAGCGGACTGACGGACACACGGTGCAACGCCCTTGCAGGGCAGAGAGGATTGAACGCCGCATGGGGCAGAAGTAGGGGGAGGCATCATTGACCCACCCGGAGCGTGGCGCGCCCCGGCATCGCATCGCACCGCACGTTCTCCATTCTCCAAGCCACAGCCCACGACATCGTCAACTCCGAGCATCGCTGTTCATAGGCTCCACAAGTTACGCTTATGAATAGCGACCGGGGCGGTTGCCGGCACGAAGATTGCCGCCTCCCTCTTGACCGCAACTTTGCCCCGACACCTCCGGCAGAGCCGTCGGTTGTCGGGAGTTGCGGATCTGCGACGGCCACGGCAAACTTCTCAATCCGAAACGCCGCCGCTTCCCTCACGCCACCGCTCCTTGCCTCGCGGTGGCGTGCGCGTCTGCGTCACGCATTGACCGGCAACCACCCCTTGCTGTTCCGAGCCGCCGATGCCGAGCCGTGGCTCTCCGAACTCCGCCCGGCGCAGCAGCCGCACAAACGCCACGCTCCACCCACCCCGAAGAGGAAGCCTCCCCCTGCATCTGCCACCCCACGGCCACCATTTCATCAAGCGTCTGCGACGCGACCCCACCCCAGGCCCCGATGTGCGGACAGCCGATGCACAGACTCCACTATGGCCCAGTGTCAACCTCTACACTCGCTCCGCGTTTTGTCGGTCGAGGTGAACGCCACGCCACCCCCACACACATATCGCCCCGTGCTCGGTGCCCTGCGCCGCGTCGAAAAGTGTTCTCCTGCGTCGGGGGGAGCGCGGCTACTTCGACTGACCACGCCGAGTTCCCTCCGCTCCTTTGACCCTGCACCGCCGTGTCGCGCCGCATCGTCCTCACCGCACATCGCCGTCATTCAACCCCTCGCCTTGATAAATCCGCGCCGAGGGAGAGCGGTCGCTTGCGAGTGCATCAAAATCCACCCTGCGGATTTTGACACACACGCAAGCCATTGACCGCCCGATGCCCTCAATCCGTGGGGGCGGCTCTGCATATTCCGCACGGAGCGGCAAGGGCGAGCCGAAAAGAAGCGGCAGGGCGGTGGGGGGTGTGCAAAGCCACTACGGGGGCAAGCCCCCGTAACCCCCAACTCGCTCATTCTTCGCTCGTTAGCAATTTCAACCCACTACAAACTGGAAAAAGTTTGCAGCGTGACCCCTGAAATTGCGGTCGAGTTGCCTAAAAGTCAACTCTTTAAGCCACTCTCAACGGGGCCCGACCGGCAACGCCGCCCATTGAGAGTGCAAGCCGGGATTTTCCCTCCCGGCACCCTTCCGTCAGAGGGCGTTCCTACTCCGACACCTCTCCCTTTTTCAGCGGAATATAAGCCTTTTACCGTCTTTTCGCCCTCGATAAAGACGGCTGAAATTTGCAGGTACAACTCCCAATTTCAGTTTTCAAATGGCAAATTATTCCACCTCCGCCAACGTAATACTCACCGTCAACGGCAAACAGGCTCAAAAGATGCTATCCCAACTCGAAAAGGACGCAAAGCGTCTGGAAAACGGGATAGCGAAAGCAGCCGTCGCAGGAGACAAGGCCACGATGAAGAAGTTGCAGCGCGAGCTGAACTCCACCCGTAAGGCTATGGAGCAGTTGAAAGGCACCGCCTCGACTGCCGAGCGGGTGCTTCTGCGGCTCAACAAGGCAACGCCAAAGCAGCTCAACACAGCCCTGCGCCAACTCCAACAGCAACTCAACGGATTGCAGCGAGGCACCGCCGCTTGGGACGCGCACGTCGCTAAAATCCGTATGCTCAAAGCGGAACTCCAAAAGGTAAACGCAACTCTCGCCACACAAAAGACCCTTTGGCAACGCTTCAACGGGTGGCTCAACTCGGCGCAGACAGCCATAATGGCCGTTGCCGCCGCCGTCACGGGGCTTATTATGGCCGGACGCAAGGCGGTGCAATCGTATTCGGACATCGAGGAAACTATGGCTAACACCATCAAGTACACTCGTATGACCGCCGCCGAGGTTGAAGAACTCAACGAGATCTTCAAGGGCATGGACACCCGTCTTGCCCGTGAGCAGCTGAACCTGCTCGCCCAGGAGGGCGGACGACTCGGCTACAATACTGTCGCCTCCGTCCGCGAGTATGTCGAGGCCGCGTCGATTATCAACGTGGCGCTCGTCGACCTCGGAGAGGGGGCCACGCAGACCATTGCAAAGCTGTCTAACATCTTCGGTATGGAGCAGATGTATGGTGTGCGTGACTCGATGCTCAAAATCGGTTCGACGGTCAACCACCTTTCGCAGAACTGCACCGCAGCCAAGCCTTTTATCGTGGAGTTCGCGCAGCGTATGGCCGGTATCGGCGCGACCGCCAAAATGACTATCCCCGAGATTATGGCTTTTGCCGCTACGCTCGACGCGCACGGCCAAAAGGTGGAAATGTCGGCCACGGCATTGCAGCGTACCATTATGGAGCTGTTCAAGAAACCTGCCGAAATGGCGAAAAAGGTAGGGCTGGAAACGAACACTTTTATTGAAACGCTCAATAAAAGCACCACGCAGGGCGTGATGATGTTCCTCGAAGCCCTCGGCAAACTGGGCGAGGACAAGGCACTGGCCGTCCTGTCGCCGCTGTTCCAAGACCTCGGACTCGACGGCGCCCGTGTGTCGTCGGTGCTCTCCAACCTTTCCTCCCACCTCGACTTCCTCCGTTGGCAAATGGGCGAGGCTGCCGAAGCGTTCCGCGAGGGCACATCGGCCTCCAACGAGTATGCCATTTTCAACAACACCGTGCAAGCATCTATCGACAAGGCGCGTAAGCGCGTGTCGGAGCTTGCAATCGAACTCGGAGAAAAGCTCTATCCGCTGATGAAGCACATATATACTTCATCGTCGGTGTTCCTCCGTGTGCTCAATACCCTTGTGTCGTTCATCATCGCACACCGCAAGGCTATCGCCAATGTCGTTACCGTCATCGCAGCCTATTACGGGTGGATTGTGCTTGTCAAGACGGCCACCGTGG